AGAGTCAGAAATTTTAAGAAGTGGTGGATCAATTATGTCATAATCAGATCCTGGAGCAATAACTTCAATATTATCAATCTGACCATATTGAATCGTATCACTAGATTTATAATTTAAAATTTCAACACCATTTATCAACATTCCAGTATATCCAGAACTAGTTGAGGTTAAATCTCCATCATTCTCTGGTGAGAGTATTTCCCTTACAAGTTTCTGAGATGCTAAAGTTTTACCTTTAAATTCAAATGGTTGTACCTTATTATTAGTTACTACAGTGGATTCAATAGAAACAAATGAAGAGTTGGAAATATCAGTCCTACTCTTAGCAAATTGAACCGTCGAGGAATTTATTCTCTTTATAAAGTAAAGACCTTCATCAAATAATTTTGTACCATCTACAACCCTAGTAGAAAGATTTCCGCCAGCAGTAAAGTATTTTTGTTCAATCTGTTCTGGAATATAATAAACCTCATCTCCAGTATAGAATCCATGATCTTTATCGGGAGATATCTCAAATTCAGTTCCACTAAAAGTACCAGATATAATAGTAGCTTGATCTGATGCATTAAGTGGTTGTGCATAATATGAAGGAATTGAGGGGGAAGCAACTAAAAGATGTGATGTACCATTTGTGTTGTATACATTCTGAACATTAGTGGTATACTGTACTGCTTCAGGGAAAGTATTAGAGTTCGCTTTTAAAATATTTCTTTTAATCGTATATGTATCAGCAATATCAATATCTCCTTGACCTCTTATAACAAAAGACTGAGCATCTAATATTTCTATTATAAGAGAACTTGCATAAGTTCCTACTGCACTACCAATAAGAGTAACAGAATCTCCTATACGACAAGCATGTTCTGTTTTTGTATTAATTTGATATGATCTATCTGAAGCATTAACTAAACTAATACCTGTAACATTATAAATTGGTGCAATATTATAAAACCAATTCTGTGCTCTAAAACTCTTATCTGCAACACCTAAAGTTTTGATTCTAGCAGTATCATTAACATTGTAGGATTTAGTATTTGATGGATAATTTAAACTCCCTAATACAGAGTTAATTCTTACTGTAATCTTTTCTGTTTGGTCATAGAAACTATAACCATAAGCATAAGTATTAATTCCAACATTTGCGGCATTTAAAACTCTTTTTTCTATTCCCGAACATCCAAAGAACTGAGTTAAATTCTTAGATGAATATGTAACGACTCCTACAGTATTATCAAGATAATTTATCAACAATTCACCCGAAGTGGAGAACCCTACTGTTGAGTCTACATCTAATGACGTAGTTCCAACAGATACTTCGCCAATTACTTTAGTTTTAGGATGAACAGTAAAACTTCCATATAATGCACCATCTACTCGCGCATCTCTATTATATCCACCATCTATACTAAGTTTATAGTGGGTTGTTCCATATCCAGGATTAATTTCTTCTATAGATGTAATAGGAGCATACCCCTTTTCAATATCATCATTATAAGCATCTTGGAATAAAGTAGCATGTAGGAGATTGGCAGGATTTCCCTCTATCGGTTCAACTACAAGATCTTTGGTAATAATATAATGAGCATTGGAGGGAGTAACAAGAAAATCCCTTGGTCGAACTATATTTACATCTTCATCATATAATGCCTTAAATAAAATCTCAAAAGAATGATCAGTACCTTTACTTAAATAGAAATCTTTAGCCTGTTTTATAAACAGATTTTTATTTAAGTCTTTATGTAAATCTCTTTCTTCTAATCCTGGTAAGAGTTGATATTTTGTTTTTAATAAAAATTCTTTAAGAAAAAGGCAACTTAAGTTCTGAACAGGTGTTGTATAAGCATGATCTTCAGCATCTGTTGAATTAAAGACTAATTGATCAGTTTCAGTTTCTGCTCTATAAGAAGTTATACCACTAAACCCTCTAACACACCCAGTAAAAGATGTTTTAGTCTTTGAAGTATATGTAATTATTTCATCATCAATTTTTAACAATCCATAAGAATCTGGAAATCCAGTAGTTCCTTCTGGATACGTAATCATATCAACATCAATAGTTGTAGCATCAAATGCTATGTCAGTCCTTAATCCTACCGTTTCAGTAAGATTAGTTGTTTCATCTAGTTTAATATATTGATCAATATTCTGAATAAGGTCAATTGGTCCACTTTCAAATTCCTGAGCTACATAATACTCCTTCAGGAATTCTGAAATTAAAGGATATTCGTTCCTTACATACGCAGGCAGCTGGTTCTGAACGATGTTACTGAACTGGATTCTCTTTTCTGCCATTTTATGCTCTTACTAGTGCGCCGTTAGAGTAGCTGGAAGTTACAACGTAATTGGATGCTGCAGGATCTAATCCTGAAGAGATCTCATCAACAATCGTTTCAAAGTTACTTGTACTTATATCTAGTTGTAAATATAAGTCCTGTAATCCGACAACGTCATTAGATGAAGGACATGCCGCTATTTCAATAATAGATTGACCATCCTTAAATTTACCAGATTCAATAATAATAGGATTTAAGGTTACAATTCCATTTTCATAGTCAACTGTTCCAATATTTCGTCTAATAACTGTTGGAGTCGTTGAATTTACTGAAGGAACTGTAAATAAGAATAAAGATCCGTTTGTTCTGTTAGTATTGGGAACATCAGAGATATAAACATTCTCAGAAACCCCACTTACAGTAAAAGCAGAGGATTTAATGTTATATCCGTCCATACTCTTAATATGGAACTTATTACCAAAACCAACTTGATATTCTGCAGCAGTATTTAATACAATTCTCAAATCCCTTCTCATTTGAATGGTTGTAATGTTAGATGTTACAGAATCGTTACTATCATCAATAATTTTTAAGAATTTACTGTATTTAAACCGAGCACCATACTTATTTAACTCAGTAGACTCTGAATACTTAAGTGCATTAGCCTGAACTACACTTGATACATAAGCACCATTAGGAGCAAGGTTGGAATTGTAATATATCTTAGAATCTGCTTCAATATAAAGATATTTCAAATCTAGAATCTCAGGAACAATCCCAGCAACAGCATATTTCTTCAATCTCATCTTAATATTCTCTTTCATCAGATTTGGCAAGAAATCTCCACTTCTTGGTTTAATACTGATAAAAACTTTTCCATATTGAGGAGGAATTAGGTCTTCTCCACCAAAAACAGTAATAGATTCTGTTTCGGGATAAATTTTTGCTGGAATTAGCGTTTCATAGTCATTTGCACTAACTGCTCTGTTCTGAGAAGCATAAATTCGAGGTGCAAACTTCTTAACTGACTCAACTGCTTCAATTTCTTCACCACCCGCCGAAGAAGCACCGGTTGTAATAAGAGAAACACCTGTAGTGACGTTATAACCTAAAGAATTGCGATTATATGACAATCTACCCGCAAATGCGAAACTATTAACGCCATTTGCAGAATCACCATCACAAACAATATAATCTACTGTAACAAAATTACCTTCTTCGAGTGCTTTTCCGAAAATACCGTCTCCAAAGAAGATTTCATACCTTTCATCCTCAATTTCTTGTATAAAATAGACTTTTGAGTCTGAATCAATATCAAATAAACTATCTTGAGCACTATATTTGACGGATGATGTTGCCGATTCGTTTGCTTTGACAGTAACTGTAATTAAATTGGTGTCAATCCCCGCATTTGGTAAAATAAACCGTTGATCGGGATTTCTGCGACTATATGTAAAGGTATTTGTTAAAAGAGTTCCTTGAGAAATGGGAATTTCGTTAAAATCAGCAATCCCATCATAAACTGGAACGGTAACATCCTCTAAAATACAAAAAACGAAGGATTGGTTACCAAAAGAACCCTGTGTACGTGCCACAGGACCCTTTTTAAGGGTCAGGGAAGCAGGTAAGGGTGTGACTGCCTCTGTATTGACAAAGAAGTTGATTGTAGCGGTTGAGGATGTCCTTGATCTAGGTGTATATCCAATATTTCTTGCTAACGAAACTACATTCTCCCTTAAAGTCGCACTATCAATAAAAACTTCATTCGTAACCATGTTGGCATTGTATGAAGTGATGTAAGTGTTGTATGCCAATACGTCAAGTATAGATGAAAGGTTAGAACCTTCAAAATCGTAATCTGTAAAATTACTATTTGCTTGTAGATAATCTCTCAAAGTCGTTTTGACCTGATTAAAATCTAAGTTGGAAAAATTGACTAATGGCATCTATCTAGTTGGTTGCAATACGAATTGTAGCTCTTGTGGCGGAATATCAATACCTATGATTTCATAAGTGATAACCGTATCAAATTGATTATTATCAAAATTTGGATTTGCAATTACATCGATTAATTTCACCCTCGGTTCATAATTCTCTATGGATAATCGAATTTGATCTTCAATTGCTGATGCCGTAATATCGTTAATGTTTTCAAAAAGTATCCCTGAAATGTCAGATCCGAAGTTTTCATTAAAAAACTTCTCACCCGGAATCGTAAAAACTATGTTTTTAACAGATCGAGCAATAGCATTTTCATTTTTAAGACCAATAAGGTCATTATTCAGGGGATTTGCCTGAAATGACATGCTAATGTCTTTGAAGCCTTGACTTACCTTTTCTAGAGGCATTGCAAATATAAGAATATAAGTTATTTATTAAGGAAAACTACCTAAAATTCTGCAGTAGGGATCATATCGTCGTCATAGTCCAAACCTTCATAGAAATCGCCGTCTTCTTTGCGCTCATAAAGGTCATTTTGGGTAATTTTATCGGTTTTTTTGGGTGTTATAGCATCATTTGCTATTTCTCTAAGCATTTTATCAGTATATGTTGATGGTAGTCTAGACATTTTCACTAAATTCCCGATTTTTTTCTATTTACACATGAAAAAAGAGCGTCGAAACGCTCTTTGATACTTTATTGCGAGAAGTCGCGGCGAGTTTGAGGTTTAGATTTTCCCATTTTCTCTTAATGCCTCTAATTTAGCGATAACGGACTCTTTATTAGCACGGACTTTATACTGAACGGCATCTCTACGACCTAATTCACTTAGATTTTCTGAGATTTCATACCAGAGTTGCTCATCTGTTTTATTTGAGAACCCTGGTTTGCTTCCAAATGGCGTCATCGACCTCTACCACTATGTTGTTGATGTCCTCCTCCTTTAATGTTAGTTTGACTTGGTGGTGGTCCCCCTTTGGGACCTTTGTTTCCTTTTGCTTTCTTTCCTTTACCGGGTTTTTTGTCGCCCATTACAGTACCTCCTATATTACACGAGTTTTTTCGTGCCCAACTCTAATCCGAGGATCGCACCAGATTTCATAACCTTCCTCAATTGCATCGAGACAGAAACTTACGTCCTCCCCACACATATCCTGGACTGCTCCAGACTCAAAAACTTGCATCTTAGGAGCAAACCAAGGATATGGGAGTTTCTCAAAGACACCCTTCTTGATTAATACCCATCCAAATCCAGTGTAATCAACAGTAAAAGGCTTACGACGCTTACTGATAGATTCAACCGTTTCATGATTCATAACTCCACCGTTCTTGCGGAAATCATCTTCCTCTAACCAGTGGGCAACACTTGTGGTCTTGCCGTCTTCCGTGGCATACCATCCTGCTGTAATCTCCTTATCTTCACCCTCGGAGTTTAATGCAAGATCACACAACTGCCAGAACTTGTTAGTATCAAAGACAATATCCGAGTCAATCCAGAGTTGATAATCGTATTCTAACTTACCGTCCCATGGAACTTGATCCTTGCCCCTGAGAACATTTGCTCCAAGACACTTACATCTTGCAAAGTTTACCATAGACGAGTAATCCTGAGATATCTGTATACTCATCTGATTCTGAACAATGTCAAAACACAACTGTACAAAATTCTTTAGGAAGATATATGAAACTCCCCTCCCAGGTAAACAGAAGACTATTGCCTTCCCTTTCATCCTTTCCTTAATCGCAGCAATGTCCCATTCTTCCTTTGCTTTGGGTTTGGGAGCATTTGCTTTTACAGTAAATCCTTTTGCCATACGTTTAAAAGCCTTTCACTTCATTATACTATGATATATGTAGAGTGTCAACATATATTTCTGTGGTCGGTTATCAGTATGACGGTTCTAAATTATCATCATATGATCCTCCACCACCTCCCATATTATCTGCTGGGCATTCCACAAAACTTAGGTCGTCCTCTATGTAATCTGTTTTCATTAACCCAACCATTCCTTTGAGTTCTGCCCATTTAACTTTAAACTCCTCTTCTTTCAGACACGGATATAAACACACATTCTTTGCATATATGTGATAAATCGTTTCGTCCTTCATAATACCTGGGCGTTTTTTTATATATGTTTTGTGCGACCCCTGTGCGACTCTGTGGGTCTCAGAATTTTTTTCAGAATTTTTATATATACATCTCGATTTGTCACCTCTGTAGGTTAGGAAGGTTCCTTTTTTTAAGCTAAGGCAACGCGGCGCACGCAGGTAACACAAAAGGGCGCAAATACTGTGTTTTACGCATATACTGTCATTATACTATTAGAGTGCCTGAGTGTCAACAACTGTGTATACGCTATGTAACACTGTGCTGATATGAAATACGCCCACTAAGTGTTAATTAGTGAGCGTACAGTTTGTGTTACTTACTAGTCGCTAATCTCTGCCACAAAAGCATCAATAACCTCTAGAAGTTCGGTACCAGTTTGTGCATCTTCCAAAGCAAATAATAGTGCTTCAGTGTTATAAACTGTGGTCATGATTGACTGGTGTTGAGTGTTCATTATAGGGACACTTTCAGCGACCCCTAATAATATTACTCAGGTCTAATCTAGTTCTTCAATGTAACACTCAACAGACTCATTATCCTGTAATTCAAACATTTTCTCCCAGTTAATCTGTCGGGGATTAAAGTCATCGAGCACGTCTAATTCTAGTGTTATTCTATACTTAGTGGGTATACAGTAGGCGTTAGTAACTGGCATAGGATTAGACCCCTGGGAGTATCTGTTAGTACTATAACATAACTGTGGAAAAGTGTCAAGTAGTGTAAGATATTTATAGTACATTTGTGTTAGAAAACGAACCTAAACTAACGGTTCTAGTTTATACTGAACTGGTTTGGTATTATACTACAAAATGTTACCGAGGATCTGGTAATTTGCGAGCGATTGTGTTATACTACGCTCGCTTAGATCACAACGTCTGAGCACATTTAAGAGAACAAATAATTGAGCATTCTTAACACCTTCTCTAGTACTATTACATCTCCTTTATTAACAACTTATTCCACATACTTTTCCCCTATTATTAACCCTTTTTCAACATACTTGTGGAAAAGGTATAAACAATGCGGTCCTATTTATTCTACCATTTATAAACGTTTATTTAATATGTTTGGTATAAGTTGATACAAAAAAAGGGGTGATTAGACCCCTTAAGTATACAATAGTTTTCCACAGGTTAGTGATAATTAGTCTATCTTCTTACTACCTTATATTCATTTA